AGTTAGAAAGAAAAATGTTTGACAATTATATCGAAAAATGATATAATGATTCGTAATTAAAAAGGAGAGAGTTATGGCAATGTCAAGTTTAGTGTTAGATTTTGAAGAGAAGTTTTGGGATCACGCTCACATAGTTATCAGTGATTGTGAATCATTTAAAGAGTTCTGGTTAAAAATGTTTGACTTTGATGATATTAGTACATCAGCTGCAATGGTAACTAAAGAACTAGATATGTTTTGGGATGAATTTTGGGTTGATAAACAATAAATACTTGTGATGTTACTTAAAACTGCATTAATGTGTATGGCTATGAACGTGTACCATGAGGCACGTTCAGAACCTATTGTTGGACAGATTGCTGTCGCACAAGTCGTTATCAATCGTGTAAACGATAAACGATTTCCAGATACAATCTGTGGAGTTGTTAAACAAGCAGTTTTAGATAGTAATGGTTTACCCAAAAAGAATATGTGTCATTTTAGTTGGTACTGTGATGGTGCAGACGATACACCGAATACAAAAAGTAAATCATGGAAAACTTCTTTAATGGTTGCAAAAACAGTAATAGCAGGAAAGACAGAAGAACTTGTAGGTAATGCAACACATTATCATGCGACTTCTGTTTTTCCATATTGGGCTAAAAATAAAAAGTATAGAAGAATTGCAAAAATTGATAAACATATATTTTATAGATGGGAGAACAGAAAATGAGTAATGAACCATATGATAACGAAGGATTTGGATCAGCATTTATTGCAATAATTTTTATGATGTTGATAATTCCTGCTATTTTACTCTTTACTTCTATGGGAACATGGGGTATGTTTGTACAGATGCACTTACCAGATGGTGATTGTTGGGAAAATGCAAAACATGAAAAAGTATGTAAAGGAGAAGTTGATTGTAAATTTTTACGAAACTTCTGTGTGAAAAAATGAACATATTCAATCTACATGAAGATACTAAAAAGTCTGCACAAATGCATTGTGACAAGCACGTTGTCAAAATGATTATAGAGTATGCACAACTTATGTCTACTGCACACAGAATACTTGATGGTGTAGAGTATGAGGATAAGACTAAAAATGGTCGTAGAATACGCAGATGGAAACACCCCAATCCAAATGTAGAGAATACACTTTACAAAGCTTCACATATTAATCACCCAAGTGCAATATGGACAAGAGAAAGTATTGCAAACTATATTTGGTTACACAGTTTGTTTGAAAATCTATGTGATGAATATACACATAGGTATGGTAAAGTTCACTATACAGACTCTTTGTTACGAGAACTTCTTAGAACACCACCAGTAAATATTGAAGAAAAAAGTTTAACAGAAATACCACAGGCCATGCCTGATGATGTAAAAGGTGATGACAGTATACTTGCATATCGAAACTACTATATAAAGTATAAGAAAGATTTTGCAAAGTGGACGAATAGAGAAACACCAACATGGATGATGATGTAGAACCAGAAAGATATTATGAATGGATTCTTTGGAAGTTGAGAAAGGAGAAAAGTATGACAATAGAGTATACAATTCAAAAAGAAAAGAGTGAAACATTTGATGAGAGAATATCTTTAAGAAAAGAAAATGCAGAGTTAAAGAAACAAGTAGAATTACTAAAAATAGAAGTCGCAACAATGAATAAAGAGAAATATGGACTCCTAAATAGAATAAAAGAGTTGAACGATTTAAGAGATTCGGTAATTAGATAATGCCCACGTTTAGATTTATGAATAATGAAACTGGTGAACAGTTTGATGACTTTTTGTCAAATTCAAGAAGAGAAGAACTTCTAGAGAAAAATCCACACATAACACAAGTACCTACACCATTTGCAATTGTATCTACAGTTGCAACTACAGTAGACAGTAAAACTGATGATGGGTTTAAAGAAGTGTTACAGAAGATTGGTGAAAACCACCCAGGCAGTGAAATAGACGAAAGATACAATAGAAGAAGTGTAAAACAATCACAAACAAAAAGAGTGCTTGATAAACACAGAAGTAAATGGAAAGTTAGTTAATGGCTAAAGCAAAAGATATTAGAATTGATGATATGATTTCTGTATCGCCAGTTGGTGATAATCAAAAGAAAGTATTTGAACATTACAAAAAGGGAAAGAATATGTTTCTCTATGGTGCAGCTGGTACAGGAAAAACATTTATTTCTTTGTATCTTGCATTACAGGAATGTCTAAAAAATGATACTAAGTATGATACAGTTTATCTAGTTCGTAGTGCAGTACCTACAAGAGAAATAGGTTTTTTACCAGGCGATGAAGAAGATAAAACTGCATTGTTTCAAGTACCATACCAAAACATGGTAAGGTTTATATTCTCACAACCAAATGAACACGCATTTTCTTTATTATATGATAGATTAAAAAACCAACAAAGTTTGATGTTTCTAACCACATCTTTTTTACGAGGTATAACATTAGACAATGCAATCATTATCGTAGATGAGTGTCAGAACCTAAATTTTCACGAACTAGACACTATTACTACAAGAGTTGGACAAGACAGTAAAATAATATTCTGTGGTGATTTCTTTCAGACAGATCTACAAAAACAATCAGAAAAAGAAGGCCTCAAGTATTTTATGTCCATCATATCTAAGATGGAAAGTTTTGCAACTGTAGAATTTAATTTAGGTGATATAGTTCGTTCTGGTCTAGTAAAAGAATATCTCATTAGTAAGATAAAGTTAGGACAAGAAAATAATGGGTAAGAAAAAGAAAAGAGATAAACAAACCTCTAAAGGTGAAAGACGAAGTGTTTCTAAACAAATAACTAAGTCTATGAGAAAAGACTTTATCGAGTCTGGTCAAAGAATAGTACATCAAGCAGAAGCTTTTCGTAAAGGTAAAAAAGTTATGGTAACAATACCTAATCCAAATAAACACGAAACAAAGAGAAGATTTATTCGTGTACCAGCTACAGAAGTTTGGAAAAGAAGTTTTGTAAAACCATTGACAATGTAAGTCATATTTGATATATTGATTAAAATTAACTATAGAATGGAAATATTATGTTTATACACAAGTCAGTAGATATACCAGAATTATCTACAAAAAACGTCAATAGAAAAAGATTTTATATAACACCACAAGGTGGATTGTATCCATCTATCACTACAGTACTTTCTCTTAGAAAGAAACAAGGTCTTTCAGAATGGAGAAAAAGAGTTGGTGATGATGTTGCAAATTATATTGCAAGAACAGCTGCAAATCGTGGAACAAAAGTTCACCAGATGTGTGAGGATTTTCTAAACAATAAAGAAGTAACTAAAGACAATAGAGATTTTTTACCTTATTGTTTATTCACACAAATTAAAGATGTTATCAAAACAAATATAAATAATATATATGCACAAGAATGTGGATTATGGAGTGATAAATACAAAGTTGCAGGCCGAGTAGATTGCATTGCAGAGTATAATAACATTCCATCTATAATTGATTTTAAAACTTCCAAGTCAGAAAGAAATGATGATTGGAACTTAGAGTATTATATACAAGCATCTGCATATGCAGAGATGTTTGAGGAAAGAACTGGTACACCAATAGAACAAATTGTTATTCTTGTTGTCACAGAAGATGGTCATGTTCAAGAGTTTATTAAGAAGAAACATGAATATCTACCTATGCTTGTTGAAGTAATTGATGAATTTATAATGCAATGGGAAAGAGAAGAAAATGAAAAAAATATTTCTAGTAACAATATTTCTGTTGCTCAGTACCTTTAGTACAAACGCACAGACAAAAAGTCCTACCACTGGTTGGGTAATGAAACCAACCCAGTGTGGTAATGCAGATGATGTTATAGAAAATCTAAAATCAGCAGGTGAAAATCCTTTTATTTGGATGGATGGACGTTCTATGGCAGTAGAGGGTGTATTTCTTAATACTAGATTTGTTCTAGCCATGAATAAAAAAACACTTACTTGGACTCTTTTAGAGTTTACTAAAGACAATAAGTTTGCGTGTGTACTAGGATCTGGTAAGGGAATGGTCAATATGAATACAGATTTAAATAAAAAAGGTATTGACTTATAATATTCTATATGATATAAATAAGGTACAGTTTGTTGATACGAATTGATATTTGGGTAGGACATGGGGGCAGTACCCATCGCCTCCACCATAGACATACTAGATGATGACATATTAACTTGGGAGCCCAAGGGAAGGAAAGTCCAACCATAATATGTAACCATACCTCTGTGTACACAAGGGTTAACATCATCTGATTGTGAGGTAGAATCGGCTAGTATGTCTTTGTGGGGGCGAAATAGGATCGACTAACAAATGGATATGAGAGTAGAACTGTCGCATGACCTCGTTATCGGTCAAAACAAATAAGTGCAAACGATAATTTTGCGCCTGTAGATTATGCACTAGCTGCTTAATCGTACTGAGTTTTGGTGGTGTACTTGGAAACAGAAACACCACTACATGAATAGGGTCACTACTTAATAGGTGCGTGTGGAGTCATGGTTAACTCCATTTCAACATAACAAAGGAGTTTTTGTAATGAATCTAGAAGAAGTCGTGAAAATGACACCAAAGAAATTTGCACTACAGATTGAAGAAATAGTCAAGTGTGGTGGTGTAACTTATATGGATGCTATTCTAGATTATTGCGAAAAGAATAATATGGAGCCAGACACTATCGCTCCATTGATTTCTAAACCTCTAAAAGAGAAGTTAGAGGCAGATGCAAGGGAATTAAACTTTTTACCAAGAGTTGCAACATTACCTATTTAATTATGGAATCGTGGGAAGCCTATCAGATGTATCTAGGTCTTAAATTACACTTTACAAGTGACTATGATTACAAACGATATGGTGGTAAAACATCTGCCTCTAAAGCATCTTTTTTGAAAAGAAAAGACAGGAATTTTTTCTCAAGAGTTGCAAGAAAATACGAGGGTAAAGAATTAGATTTTTTT